AACCTTTGCCTTGCAAAGGCACTGCTCTACCAATTGAGCTAATCCCCCTGGGAGCGGAGGTTGGAATTGAACCAACAACCTGAGGCTTATGAGACCTCCATGCAACCGTTACACTTCTCCGCAATGAGGCCGCATTTCACGGCACCGTAACACTTTCTTTACAGGGCTGTTATCACCCCGTCTCTCTAAACTAGGGCAGTGGACTTACTGCGAGAGAAAGCAACAATGTTGTTTGCGTTTGTTTTTTGTCCCGTCAACAGATACAACCTTACCACCCCGTCGAAACCTTGGCAACCCCTTGTTATGGAGTTGTGGGGAGTCGAACCCCAGTCCGAAGCAACAGACTTTGCATCCTCTTGAACATAGTATATAGTATATCAAAGATATTAAGTTGTCAAGCGGAGAGAGAGGGATTTGAACCCTCGGTGAAATTACTCGCACACAGACTTTCCAGGTCTGCTCCTTAAACCACTCGGACACCTCTCCAACATAAACATCATACCATAACTAGGATAGATGTCAACACTCTCTGCAGGATTTGAACCTGCGACACATCGGTTCGTAGCCGATTGCTCTGGTCCACTGAGCTAAGAGAGTAGGCGAAGGGCCAGAGATTTGAACTCTGATCTTCGGTTTTGGAGACCGAGATGCTACCAATTGCACCAACCCAACATGGTATCCGTGAGAGGATTTGAACCTCCAACACCCACCCCCTCAAGATGGTGCCTCTTCCAATTGGGCTACACGGATATAGTTCCAGAACTAGGATTCGAACCTAGACGAACACCTTCAAAGGGTGGTGTCCTGCCAGTTAGACGATTCTGGAATAGGAGTTCAGGGTGGGATTCGAACCCACGGCAATAGAAGTTTTGCAGACTTCCGCTTTCGACCACTCAGCCACCTGAACAGAGAGCCCTCAGTCGGATTTGAACCAACGACCTACTCATTACTAGTGAGTTGCTCTACCACTGAGCTATAAGGGCGGGGTGACGTATGGGAATCGAACCCATCTAGGTGGCACCACAAACCACTGCCTTACCTCTAGGCTAACGTCACAAGGCAGTAGGTAGATTTGAACTACCGACATAGAGGGTATGAATCTCTTGTTCTACCACTGAACTACACTGCCATATCGTAGGTATATCATTTGAGAGGATTTGAACCTCCATTGCCGCCCTCCAAAACGCAAGTGCTATGGCGGAGTGTTACCGTTACACTACAAATGATGTCCTTACGTTGCTTACTCCTAGATTCTACTCATCAGATTTACTTGTTGGACTTACTCGTTGGAATACTCGCTGCTTTCAACTTATTACCCTGTCTCGCCTTGAACGAGTCTGGTTTCTATAGCCTTTGCGTTTGTTAGTAATAAGCATACTGACAGGTTTCTTTTACCTTTCAGTTTTCCGTTCAACCCAACTTTTGAATCAAGTTTGGGCAAGTGGAACCGACAAGATTTGAACTTGTGACCGCTCGGTTATCAGCCGAGTGCTCTACCACTGAGCTACGATTCCAATATGGGTTGATGTCTCTTCCCTTTTCCTTTCCCCACTTCGCATCCCCAAGAGATAGGGCAGGGGTAATTCCGAGTTTGTCACCAAGATTCATAGAGTATGAAGGTTAGCTAGACCTTCCTCTACTTCACTAAAATGTTACTCATATCGGGCAGCAACCCAAGAGGGAACAATCGGATTTGAACCGATAACACCATGATCTTCAATCATGTGCTCTACCAATTGGAGCTATGTTCCCAAGTCCAGATGAAAGGATTTGAACCTCCGACAACTCCGCCCCAAACGGAGGGCTCTACCAAACTGAGCTACATCTGGTGGAAGCGTAGACGGGGATCGAACCCGCAAACTCAACCTTGAAAGGGTTGTGACTTTACCAATTTGTCTACTACGCCAAATGAGAGGGGTATCCCACACGAAGTCACTTATGGATTACGCTTCGTAGCCTTATGAATCCTGCCATCATCCGATGGTGGTTAGGAATCCCTCCCCAATTCCAGTTATTACTACGACATTCTTCTGCAAACTGGCAACCTCTGAAGAATGCGTGAAGGCAGGTGCGGTATCCGTCGTGCGTTTCAGAAGTGTCACCGACTTCCCATGCTCCTTTTTCTTTCCTTACCTTCAACGACCCATAGGGGATTTGAACCCCTGATCTCCTCTTGGACAGAGAGGCGCGTTAGACCGCTACGCTAATGGGCCAAGGTGGGAGAGGAGGGAATTGAACCCCCGATGGTTCCGATGTAACGGTTTTACAGACCGCAGCCACACATATTGCCAACAGTAGCCACTCTCCCAAATGGGACATCTCGGATTCGAACCGAGGACTAACCGGTTAAAAGCCGGATACTCTACCGCTGAGTTAATGTCCCACATAATATGGATAAATATTCAGTTGTCTAGGTTCTTGGTCTCTCGACCACTTGGCTAATGTACCACCATTAAATCTCTGGGGGGAGGTTGGTGGACACTTAGGAGTCTGTCACAGACAACAAAAAAGGGGAGGAAACTTTTGGTTTCTCTCCCCTTTCTTTTGCTTTTATGGATTAAACATCTTACATATGTCTTTCCATATCCGCAAACAGGGGAGCACCCTCAATATGCCAATAGCGGCAATCGAGAATGGTAAACTGTTTGGGCATTGGGTAAGACATTGTTTTCGACCTAAGTGTTATTATTTATAAGACTTTTATTTTAAAAAGTCAAGCGCCTCAGGCAGGATTCGAACCTGCGGCCAACCGCTTAGAAGGCGGATGCTCTAGTCCACTGAGCTACTGAGGCATGTTTGGTATGTATTTATTATAGTGGGGGAGGGATTTTCTGTCAACCCCTCCCACCTATTCTATTGTATCAAACCTCTACCGTGATCAGTCGGGAAGCATAATCATGAGCATACGAAGTGCGAGCACCATGATGCCCCCATCCAATCCAACTATACGCATAGTCCATGTAACGATTGATAGATTTACCAGGAGTTTTCATCCTGTCCTCAATTCGTTGCCATTGAACCTCAGTCGTTAGATAACGAAGTTGCGTGTGAAGTGATGATGGCGAACCACCAAACCTCTTAGCAAATTCACCCAATCCATAATAACGATTGGCAGATGTCCATTGAATCAGTCCGTAACCACGTCCGCAGTTACTCCAACTGGTTCTGCTACCACCTTCACAAATGTTAGGAATAAAAGTTGATTCCTGACGAATATTACCCATAATGGTAGCAAGGGCGTTTCTGTCTTTAATACCACGATCCTGGAAAAATGCCAGGGTAGCATTCTCATGTTCATTACACCCTTTACAAATTAGCCTTTTTTCTTTTGGCTTTTCAGGCGCAACCTCTAGGAGCGCTGTCTTCTGATCATTAACAAGATTCAAATCCTTGATATTGGAAAGGGTCGCTTTACCTTCTGACGAAACAGCAGGCGGCGGCCCTTGCATCTTGTAATTCTGGAATGGCAGTGTTGCCGTTGTGGTTGTAACCGATGCCAAAAGGGGCAGGGCTACTGTAAAGAAATTTTGCATTAACTCCGATTGAACTCTACATCCTAATAGAGAAAGCGCACTTCCCCTTTCTCAAGGGGCAATCTCCTAGGCTCTAATTTTCACTTCAAACTCTCATAATATAAAACCCGACACTTTTGGCATCGGGTTGTAACATAATATCACATATTTAGTTGTTTGTCAATTACTCAGGATTCTGAGACCAAAAGAGCCTCACGAAACTCCTCATAAACCGCACAAGCATTCAAATAATCTCCCATCTCTGCGAGATAATGAAGTCGATCAATAACACTATCCTTCAGATCTTCAACGTTGTCAATGAGCTGATGTTCCATGAAAGTAATCCTTCCTGTAGTAACGACCGAGTACATTGCTATTGTAGTACCTGGGCTCCCCAGTGTCAAGGGCCTCTGTCAGGACATTATTTAGGAACAACTGGCGGGTTTCCTCATAATTGGTTTTACCTACAGAATCATGTAGAGAAATTATGAATCTTCTGAACTTATCTTTTCCTAGTTTCTTTATATCTTCTTTGAGCTCTGGGCAGGATCCGTAATACTTCTTCCAATCAGATTCCTGTTTAGATCTTCGAGTTGCACCCTTTTTCTTTCGGAAGCTCCAGAAATATTTTCTCCCAAGGTAACTCCGATTATTTTCAAGGCAGTCAATACGATAAACAAAACCAAAATGATCTTGGATATGATCAGACTCAAAAACCTCTCCATTGTATATCCAAGGGTTTTCATAGCTCATAAAGCTCTTAAAATCACTGAGCCTTATTTATCTTTTGAACCCGGACAGAGTTATTATAGTCATAAAAAAGGGGGTTAGTCAACCCCCTGAGTTATATTTTAATTGTTCTCAACGAACGTGTTTTGCATACCACTTTTCAAAATCTTCTCTACGCTTATCACCTCTTGGTGGCATAGGAGTCTTTTCACCACGAACCTTTTCATACTTTTTCTTTTCTTCCTTATCATGGGTTTCTGGATTCTCACGAGCTGCTTGAGCTTCATCAACTAATTCACCTTCTGCTTCATAAGATTGATTGAGTTGTTTCATTGCTGTATCCATTGCAGCTGCTCTGTTTCCAAGTCTACCAGCAAGTCCAGTATTTGATGAGGTGGTTGGCTTTTTGGCACCAGTTTTAGGAGGAGACATTGGATTTTTAATTCCAAGTCTTGGATGACCAATATATCCATCACCAGCTTGACCACCTAATACTTCAAGAATCGATTCTCTCCAAGCCTCACTCATATTTGCCATCATTACAATTGCATTCTGTTCGGTCTCTGCATAACCTTCATCAATCAGATGACCTTTGACTAGATCAAAGACATCAATAGATTCTTTTTTAACTTCTGTTGGTTTGGTTCTTTCTGCAGCCTTGAGTTGATCAGAAGTAACATTAATTCCCTTCTGTCTCATCTGAGATGCTTGTTGCATACGACGAATATCACCGCCAGCAAGTAATGGATTTGGAGTTTTTGGTTTGATTGACTCTGGGCCTGCAGCTTTTGTTCCTGGTCTTGGTGTTGTAGAAGCTGGAGAAGTTGGTTTAGGGGAACCAGTTTGAGTTGAACCACTTGGTCTGGGAGTTGAGGCACCGCCGCCTGCAGGTCTTGTACCAGCACCACCGCCTGTAGGTCTAGGTGCAGAAGAACGCTCATTACCAGGAGTAGGACGAATCGGAGATCCACCAGAACCAGGAGGTTTTGGTTTCTGTTGTAATCTTGGTGGTACAGGTGGGCCCTGTCTTTGTGGTTTTGCATCAGATGGTTTTGCTGCTGGAGTTGCAGGTTTGCCAGTCAAAAGTCCAGTTGCAACAGAAGCAGCAGCTCTTTGAGGAGCAGTTACTGTTCTAGTTACTGCATTAGCCGCTCTAGCAATAGGATTCTTGGAAGTTGTTCTTTGTCCAGCATATCCTTGAAGTCCAGCCCCAGCAACATCTTTTACTCCACCAGCAACTTTACTGACAGCACTACCAACTGCTCTACGAGCTCTTCCAAATTGTTGTCTCAAACCTGCACCAAAATTTTGAGCACCAGGCATTCCTAGAATTTCATTTAAAACTGATTCCGAAAGTTCTTCGGAACTGATATCTAAAATAAATGCCTCAGTAAGTTCATCAAGAGTGTAATCTGAAAAATTAACACCGATTTCAATGCAAGCTTCTACCCACATATCAGCGACTTGTTGAATCGATTCTTCGGTGATAATTTGTGGTTGATGTACCTGTGAATAGGCCTCCATGAGACCCTTGACTTGTTCTGCTCTCATTTTTCTGTTATAAAAAGTACTTTTATATTGTTATTTATTTATCTTCAGGTTTCCAAAAACAATCAGTTCCTTCAAAAACTGGAGAACACATTCTCATTGGTGGTGCAAGTTTCTTACAATCCTCTGAGTAACATAATGATTCATCATTCATCTCTTCAAGGTATCGTGGTTTATATTTTTTGTCCGATTCTACAATGATGCGATCATATTCTTTTGTCACATCTTTTATAGCCTTATCAACATCTCTACCGACTCTGCGGTTTACTTTGTCAGGATCTTGTAGTATAATCTCATTAAGAATGCCTTGCGGGAAATACTTTCTTTGAATTTCATCCAATAAGTCCCAAAGTCCATTTTCTGATACTCCTGTGCATTGTGAAAGGGTTGCAATTATAGTTGATACTACTACACCAACTATAATAAGTTGTTTCTTATCTGGTTTCTTCTTACCAAATTGAAAATTAAATTGCATGATTTAAAATCATTCTATTACTAGTTATAAGTATCAATAAATATAAAAATAGGGAAAGACTGAGGAAAATTAATGTCTAGACTAGGGATCAATACTGGTGCAAATCCCAATGATGGTCAGGGAGATCCATTGAGAATTGCAATGGGTAAAATTAATAGTAATTTCCAAGAAGTTTATAATGTTATAGGTGACGGAGATAATCTAATAAGTTATGCAAGTACTGCAGGAATCTCTACACTTGCAAGAAATCTTACAAACAATCCAAGAATTAATGTTAGTGGTTTAGTAAATACAGGTATTACAACAACAGAACACTTAGAAGTCAGAAATATAACTTCAACTGGTGTAGTTACTGCAACCCAATTTGTGGGAGATGGTTCCCAACTTACCAATGTAACTGCGCTTGTTGGTGGTTTAGAAGTATTAGATAATAATGTTAGAAAAGGAGTTGCTAGACAACTTAACTTTGGAGATAACATTACTTCTACCGGTCCAGATGGAGTTGGAAGAGTAACCATTGGCATATCTACGGTAGTGTTAACTGCTCCAAATGGGAATAGATATAAACTAGGTGTAGACAATAGTGGAAACCTCACCACCACTTTAGTAAATTATATACCATAAATAAGCTGCCAATTTATAAAAGAACAATGAAAAGATTATTACTTGTCTTTTCGTTATTCTTAATCAATCCTGTTAGTGCTGCTGAAATCACATCAAAAATCACTGATTCCGTACAACTTAGTGTTCAGGGTGCAGCGATCCAAACAAATAGAATAGGAGCAACGTATTCCGTTTCGGGTACGAACATTCAGTCAACATCATTCGGCGGTGTAGGTGGTGCTGGAACTTACGACGTTAATGCAGCAGGTCAAGCATTTACTTTCTCAGAAAGCTTTAATGCTGCTGATTCGGTCGTCACCACTCAGTCGGTCTCTGCTGGAGCAATTGCTTCTCCCAACCTTTATGGAAATTCTACTACTCAATTAGCTGGAGATAAAGGTTCTCTTGCTGGTACATTATCCCCAACTGGTACTCCAACAATCACCGCTGGTGGTCCTGGTACTACAGCAACAGGTCAAAGAACTATTGAATTGAGTGTATTCAAATGAAACATATCCTAGCAGGGTTTCTCCTGCTAGGGTTTTCTTGTCCTGCCCTAGCTGAGCAGGTAGTCCCCAATTTTACAAGGGGAACTATCACTGCGACCACAGAAACTCAAACAAAAATTATAGAAACAATCCGTCAAGTTGAGTATACAACTGGCACATCATACACTGTGACTGGAACTAACATTAACATTCCCGGAACTCCTGCTCCCGGAACGAGTTACAGCATTATGAATCAAGGTGCTCCATTTCAGTTCAGTGAAACCTATCTCGGTCCTGGAGTGGCAAAAGAAACATGGATAGACCGCACTACCGAACAAAAATCTACCACAAACTCAGTATCTGTCTTTACGCAATAGGAGCTTTGTTTCATGGAACATTATCCTACGCTCAACAAGCTCCTAGTAATACTAACATTGCTGGTCCTTCTGCTTCCGCTACAGGCAATGTTACTAATCAAGCAGTACAAGTCTTACAAGGACCATTTGCACTCAACACCTATGGTGGAGGAGTTAGTTGTCAAGGCCCAACAATGAGTCTTTCACCCTTTGCTCTTGGTAATTTTAATGGAAGTAAAGACCCAGAAACTTATCAATCATATAATGGCAACTTTGGTATAAGTTTGGGGTTTAACTTTCCACTTGATGGATCTTTACAAGAACTTTGTAAAGAAAGAGCAAGAGTTGAGATTTCTAGACAACAAGCGGAAGCAGACAAAGCAAGATTAGATTTTGAGTTGGTAAGATTACTTAAATGTGGGGAAGCAATCAAAAGTGGAGTATCTTTTCACCCCGATTCCCCCTATGCAAAAATCTGTGCCGATGTTGTTGTGAAGTATCCAAGAATTCAGGATGTGGTCAATGGAAATACAACCAATCAAACCCGTAAAAATTGATTCTCCAAGAATCATCCCCACAATAGATCCACCTGTTACTCACAATGTAGATCAATCGGTCGTCCGTAGTCTACAGGTTCCTATTATAAATGTTCCTAAACCAACTATCGATTATCCCGTTATTAATGTTCCTACACAGGAAGAATTTGATGCTGCTGTAAAAGCAGAAAGAGAGAAACAACAACAGGAAGAAAAACCAAAAGAAAGGGGATTACCAGATACTAAACCACCAGAACTTCCTGCAGCAGTTCAGCAATTAACACAAACACCCCCAATAACAAAGGCAGAAATACCAGCAGATAAACCTACTATCCAAGTTGCTGGATTAGATATTAATCTTCCAGATCCTTCTTTAGTTGCTACAGCAGGAGCCGTTGCTGTTGTAACTACTGCATCTACTATGGTAGCGACTACTGCACTTAATGCATTTAAAAATGCAGCAGAACCAATCATTAAAGAAGCAACTAAAAATAAATTTAAGATTAAAATCAAACAAGTTAAACCCGTTCTACACTATGTTCTTACAGAAGGTGGTCACGTTGATATATTTGAGTATTCTGCAGAAGGAACTAAATTAATTGGTCAAACAGATAATGTAGAACAATATATTCGTGATCAAGTTGAAATAAATGCTCTTTATGAAATTGATAATAAAATTATCATTGACGATATAATTGCACCGAAATTTACCAAAGAAGGACAAACCAGATTTAAATCCCTCTTCTCTCCGGCGAAAAAAGTTGCTAAAAAATTGTCTGCAAGATTGTCTTTTTAAAAATCAAATTGTGAAAAAATCCAAGAAATAATAGTAACAGGCAACCAAACAACAATATTATAAACAGCATCTGCAACTACGTTGTCAAACCTGGATGTCTTTTTGATTTTCTTTTGTTCTTTCTGTATCTCTTCTTGATGAATTGATTGAGTCATATTAATGTTTACCTTCTACGCAATATTCTGATTTTTTATTTGGATTATATGGATTTAATCCATCTCTAGGAGTCATAAATCCACAACCAATTAACCAGTCTTTAGTCATTGGAGTTGGCGCAATCTGATCCCAAAGTGGACCTTTTGCACACATTTCCAACTTTTCTGCTGTTTGATTTGATTGTTCCTCTGCCCAATTTGCATCTGCTTCCCAAGGCACAGCACGACTTTGCATCATTGATTCATAAGCAAGTCTCGTGTTCTTCATTACCCAAGATGGAATCTCTGAGTCTTGGTGAACTTGGGCCATAAAAGATGTTTCGATTCCACCACCCATACAATCCTGAACAACGTGCCATCCTTCATGTCTCATTGTTCCCAGAAACTCTCTAGGATCTCTTAGAAGATCTTCATTTACAAAGAAACGATTATACTTTGGTTTATAAAGTCCGACTGTTCTTGGAGTAAAATATCTACTCTCTCCTACATATACTGGAACATTGACCTTATTCAAAGCAGTCAAAATACTTTTAATTTCTTCTCTGAATGGATCAAAGGATGGATTTAAAAGTACAGAAGAATCTGGTGTAAGTTTTTCTATTCCTTCTGTACATTCCAAAAGAATCATACAACCCATAGCTTCGAAGCTATATGATTTTACAGTTGGTTGTTTTGGTTCTAAAGAAGTTGCATATGTGGGACTAATTAATGATAGTGATAGTCCTAGTAATGAGATTAGTTTCTTCATTTGTTCCTCTTGATAGTCTCAGATCAATCAAAACAAAAAATGCACCCATTTTAATGGGTGCATCTAATCACTTTTTTTTACCGCCATTCTTAGCTTTTTTAGCAGTTGCGTTTCCTTGATTTTGTTTGGTATTATTACCAGACTTTGATTTTTTATTTTTTGATTTAGCCATTATGCTCCTGTGCGAGGTTGAACAAATCCTTCCTCTAGTGCTTCAACTCTTTCTTCAAGACTTGCAACAGGTACTTCTGCTACTGGAGCAGGTGGTTCTGGTGGAGCTTCAACCACCACTTCTTCTCTTTTTGGCTCTTCTTTTTTATCATCATCATCTCCACCTTTCTTCATGGTATTAATTCCAAAAGTAGCCGCAGAGGCAGTAAAAACGGTAGCAATAAATGTTGGATCCATCTTAGAAAGTAGACCTGCATAAGAAGCAGTTAAAAGTGCAGCAGACCAACTTAGTATTGCAATACGAATCACTTGTCCCATAGCTTTTTCCCTTTTGTTTTCCATCAGTCCGTGTGATTGATGTTCTTTCTTATTTAGGTTTTTAGAACCTAAACTTGACTTTTGCAGCAACAGAATTGTTAGTAACTCCGTTATTTACACCATGAGAACCCTCAATAAATAACATTTCTTTATAATCAACTGCAGCAGTTACACCATAAGAACTATCAGTACCATAAGCACCTTCTACACTGACACCAAAGAGATCTTTTTTCTTACTACCAAAACGAGTTTCTAGTTTAAGACCTGCTTCACCAACATGTGTAGTCTGATTAAATGCACTTACACTTCTTGCAGATTCTGGTGAACCTGTTTCCGTATAAGCATTTCTCTTCACATTTTGAACAGTATATCCAACAAATGGTTTTATTGTCTTGTGAAGGTGCCAATATAAACGATTAGAAATCCACCACTCGTTTCCAGTGGTTTCACCCGCATTATTAAATATACCTTCTACAGTTCTGTTGTACTTATAGTTGCTGTTCGCAATCGCAGCATTAGTGTTCAGAGTGAATGTATTACCTCTGAGTTCACTGAATACCCCGAAGTGATCTTTAGTCTGTTGTGTGCTTGAGTCAACACCATTGAGGTTTATGTTGATTCTATTATACTGGAATCCAACTACCCAACCTTTGGTTACATCAAACTCAAATCCACCACCAAAGATCTTGGAATCGGCAGTATAACCATCAGCATTATAGGACTGAACGAATCTGTTATTCTCAAATACTCTAAGTCTTTCTTTAGTATTTGATGGTTCGTGATTCAGAAGTCCGTTGATACCATCATTGATACCATCAAGAACTTCTAGTTGATCTACACGGCCGTAAAGATCTTTATAACTATGTACCTCTTCATAACTTGTTGAAGAAACATAAGTTTCAACAGGAATTCCTTCTGTAATTGTAACATTACCATTTGCATCAGTTGTTGTAATAATTGGTGTAGTTGTTACAGTCGTAAGTAATGGAGTCGCAATGTCAGTTTTTACGTGAACATTTACCTTTTGTTTTCCATCGTTTTCAGTTGTATTAAATGTAGGAGTATTAGTGATTGTCGGAGAGCCAGAAGCAACAGTGTCATAAGAAACTGATGGCGCAATTACCGAAGTGAAATTAAGAATCGTTCCTGTAACTTGTGAAGTCGAAGTGCCGTTTGATGTTGATGTAGTTACAACTGGAGTTCCATTTGATGTAGTTGTAGAACCATCTGAATACGTTGTAACAGTAACAGGAGTTGTTGTGGTTGTGGTTGTTGTAACTGGAGTTGTAGTTACGATAGTATCAGTGTAATTTTGAACTGTTCCAAAACCATTTGCATCCAAATTGTTTACACTATAAGTAACCTGTGATGTTGCAGAAATACTTCCAGTTGTTGTGGTAGATACAACCTGATCAGTTGTTGTAGTTCCAGTAATTGTTGGTGTAGGAGGAGTTGTTGATGCAGAAGGTGCTGTTGCATTATTAGGAGCAACTGGATTAAATGTTTGTCCGTTTGCTAATGTAGTTCCAGGTTCGCTATCAACCAAAAGAACTGGTGAAAGTGAGGTATCTCCAAGATTAAATACTGCAAATCCTAAGAGATAACTTCCAGACAAGGAAACTTCATAAGTTGATGTCTGCCATCCAGTAGAACCATAAGTTCCAGTTGAATAATCACCAGTTCCTGGGTTTGTAAAACCTAAAAGAGCATAGTTGCTGGTGTAATTATTAACTACAATATTTGGAGTAGAACCAGTTCCTTGATAAACAAGAGATGTAATGGAACCATCATTGAAAGGAACATAATCGGTTCCGATATAGTTCCAAGACATTGTATAGATCTTTCCAGCATCAAGATTTACATTTGCAGTAAACCATGCAGCATTTGTTGGAGTTGGATTACCAAGTCCTGATGCCTGTTGATCTTGAATTAGTTTTGTTTTAATCTCTTGATTTTGAGTTTGAGTAAGTCCTAATGCTGATGTTGCATCATCAAAGGTGACACTTCCTGTTGGTTGTAGTGCAGCACCATAAGAACCATATGGAGCAAATGTCCAAGTTGTTGGAGATACTGCTGGTTGATAATATGGATTTGGAGATCCATCGGAAAGTGTTGGACTTCCTACCGCTGGGTGTGATGGAGCACTGAATGTTACAGAACCATTGATAAGTGTAACACCTGTCCCATTACCCGTAATAGTTCCGTTAGTAAGTGTTCCGGTTTGAGAACCAATATTCCATCCAGATAATGAACCTCCCTCAAAATCTGTATTGGAAATTGTATCTGCAAATGCTGCTGTTGGTGCTCCCATCAAAAGAGCAGACGCTACAGCAAGCGCCCTTGTAGCGTAAGACATAAGAATCCTCTATGACTCAGTGTGTACTAAACGAAACAAACCGAAGTGTGTTTAAAAGTAAAGTATTCACCAAGTCACAGAGGACTCGGGGTATGTAGATTCAGATCATTAAGATCAAGAATCAGTTATGATTGTAACTATTTATCCCTTTTTCCACGCTTCGCCTTCTGCCTTACGGCGTCTTGCGAGACCTGATTCTACATTGGAACCAGGATTACGGTAGAGATAAAGAGCATCGGGAACTTTGTCCCACTCTTTGTTCTTTAATACTCTTGTTATAGTATTAAAATTAGACCCACCATAGAAACCAGCACCAAGATTATAAGCAAACGAAAGTAAAGCACCTCTTTTTCCATCACTCATTTCATTCCAATGTGGTATTTTACGCAATGCAGGAAGGAACTGATTT